CCGAAGCCGCGACTGAGGACGGCGTGATTGCTCCCAACGTCAGCGTCAAAGCCGGCGTCGTCGTCGGCGTGGCAACCGAACCGGAGACGCCGTTCGCGTTTACGACACTGACGCTGGTAACGGTCCCCGGTGCCGGACCCGAACTGGCTGAAACTACTCGGCCAGCGGCATCTACCTGGACGGTAGCGTTGCTGTAAGTTCCCGGAAGCACCCCCGACAGCGGCAGATCGTCTGCGGTCATAGCCGAGAAGGTCAGGGCTTGCACCAAACCGCCGGACACCGTGATTGAGGACAGGTATTTCTTCATGGGAACGTCCCCGAAATGCCCCCGCCGGCAGAGCTAGCAACAATCTTCCAACTGGCCGGACCTGTTTGGATGAGTTGCCCTTGTCCGGTCAACGAGTTCACAATCTGGGACATGATCTCCGTAAACCGGCGTAGCCGCTCCTTCCCCTCTTGCGTGTTGGCGTCGGGAACACGGAGGAGCAAAGGCAGCGTCTTGGTCAGCGGCGGGGGCGGTGGGGGAGGGGGAGGCGGCGGAGGCGGGCTTGGAGTGCCGCGTAGCGTCTGTACGGCTCCGATCGCTCCAAACGGTGAAACATATGGCACTCCAAAGATCGGCACGCCTGCGCTGACTGTGGGCCGGTAATCGCTACTGCCGACCGGGAGCGGCGGAGCAACCGGGAGGTACACTTGCGGAGGGAGCGTTGGGAAGAACGACGGCGGCAGGAACGGCGGACCAAAAGGACCGGCCAAACCGAGCGGAACGAACCTTGAAGCCGGGGGGACCGGCGGAATGAAGTTCCCCGACGCCGACGGCAACGGAGGAGGCAGGACCTTCACCCACGGCACGCCGAGGATCGGAGGCGAGGGGAAGACGACGGGTCGGTAATCGCTTGTCCCTACCGGCAACGCGGCCGGGACACTGCGGTTGAACGGCTGCGGGAACCGGAGAAGTTGAGGGACAGCCCACGGCACGCCGATCATTGGCACGCCGCTTCCAAAGCCGGCTGGTGCAGGCTGCGGAGTGACAGGAACCGCAGCGCCGGCAATGCCAAGCTCGATGTTCCCCAGCATCGAGGCCGGGAGGCTAAGTTGAGAAGTGAAGGCCATGCCGCCCTCACGATTCGAGGTAAGAGACGAGGGTTAATGTCGGGGAGTAAGCTGTGTTACTGTTGGCGTTTGTTCCCCAAAAGACGTTTGTTGGGGTGATGAAGTCCGTCCGAGCTTGGTTCGCTACTTCGATCCAGTTGATGCCGTCTAGCGAAAATTGCCAATGCCGGGTCGCGTTGTCGTCTGTCAAACGAACCCAGATGAGAGGCCCGCCAGTTACCCCTTGCATGGAAAGCGCCCCGTTGCCGTGCAGGAAGGTGTAGCTGGCGCTGAAAGTGCTATTGTTGGTCCACTTGTCGAGCAAGAAGTAGCATCGCGGGTAAGCATTCGAGGCGGTTTGATCGGCGTAGAGATCGAGCGTAATGAACCCTGTTCCGTCATACAGTCCAATCAGGCAGCAAGAGTTGTTGTTGGCACAAGCGTTGAGGGCCAACAGCGCAGCCGTGATCGTGTAAGGCGCGGCCGGGATCGCCTTGATTTGCCCGCGGACGTGACTGCCTGCTTCCTTCACCCCCACCTGAGTCATCGTGCCATTGGTTGTTGTCAGCGTTGAGCCGCCTTGATTGACCCAGCTCCAATTCGCCGGGACAGGAGGAGTAACCGGATAGATGGGAGCGTAGACCTGCCAAGTCGAGCCGTTGTCGTGAGACAGGTACGGGCCGTCCGTCGAGCGGTAGACGACCCCAGCGTTCCCAGCAGTTGGCCGTGAAGCGTATACCCCTCGCGTCTCCCCGTCGCCTCGCAAGTTCAAAAGAGCTTGTTTGGTCAACAGGCACGTCACAGTTGCCCCGGTTGTATGTCCGGCCTGCGTTGTCCCTTCCTGCCCCGGCGACACGGTGAAGACGGCCCCAGCAACAGACGTGACAAGGAATATTTCCGAATCAATAAGAAGGCGGAAGTTGCCGGTTGTGGGGAAGCCGGTTGCTGAGGTCACAGTCAACGAAGTAGCGCCGGCCAAGATCGAGCCGTTGAGCGTTGAACTGGCGTTGTTGGCGAACTGCTCAATGCTCAAGATGCTTCTCCAAGTAAGCCGCCGCATCTTTCAGGCGTTCGGCATTGTCATCACTATGACCTACCATCGTGTTGCACTTCTGGCAGAGGAGACCGCGAATCTTCCCGGTTTTGTGGTTGTGATCGACAGCTAGAAACTTCACAACTCCATTCCTCTTCGCAGTCTCAGGCTGACCACAGATCGCACAGACGCCATTCTGAGAAGCGAGAAGCAAATTATAATCTTCCCCACTAATGCCGAACTTGCTTCGCAGATGCCACAAGCGAGCTGCTGACTTGCCTTCTGCTGTGGCGTATCGCTTACGAGCGGATTTCCTCTCTTGAGCCAAGACAACATCATAATGGCGCTCACGCCAGCGTGCGTTATTCCTACGATGCTGCTCTTTTGTGTTTTTGTAACGGCGGTTGTAGCATGATTTGCACATGCCATGTGCTTCGTGCTTTCGCCAGGGATGACCACACGTTACGATGCTGTTTGACACGCTCGCTCCTCGAAAGCGGGTTGTGTTCCGAACGGCGTTGTGTGTAACCACAACGCCGTTCAATTTTCGCAGTAGGCACGCAGTGATTTCAACGTAATTGTGTTGCTCGCACTTGAAGTTCCCCAAGTGAAACTGAGATTGACAAATTGGGTCACGCTATCGTCGATAGTTGCCGTCCACGTCCCGGTCGGTGGCGTCGTCGGTAGGAGCGCGTAGGTGTACGGGGCGGCGAACCCGACCGGCGAAGTGACGTAGCCGTTACACTGCAAGGTCGCGTTGCCGGACCCGATGCCCGGCGTCGTGCAGATCAAGTCCAACCGCGACTCCCACCATTGTGTTGAGACGCCGCTGGCCGTCGTGATCGTGGAAGAGACACCAACCGAGGCACCCGACAAGAATGTTGCCCCAGCCGTCGTGCCGAGCCTCCATTGAAGGATGCCGGTAGGCGTTGAAGTCGTCGAGATGATGCCGCGGGCCAGGAAGGAAATCACCTTCCCCGGTTTGTTGCCGAAGTCGAACGTGAACGGCGGGATGTTCGGCTGCGCGTTGCCAGACAGCAACGAGGCTTCAACGGCGGAACTGGCGAGCGCGTTGAAGTTGTAGCCGGTCCAAAAGCATTCTCCGTAGGTCTGCGTCAGGCCAGACATCTGCTCTTGCTCGCGTTTCAACTGGCGAGCCTTCTCCATGCCCATGACGTCGTAGAGTTGCCACCACGGAATCCCGCGACGTTGTACTCCGGCGACTGGACGGAACACGCGGGGGATTTCTCGCGGCCAAGCCGGGAGACGTTCGAGAGTCTTCACTGTGATTCCCTTTTGACTCTTCACGTTTCAGTAACCGGACGTGTATGTATCGACGCCACCGTAAGCGGCTCCAACGAGGCCAGCACCCCCTCCAACCGCTCCAATGAGGTTAGGAGAATACATCGACGGAGGGGCGCCCCCCGTTCCATAGGGGGACGCCGCTCCTGCCATTGCATCGGCCCCAGCACCGCCAAACTGCGACGAGAACTGGCCATAGCCCGGCAGGGCATATTGCGAACCGTCTTGCGGCGGCGAGTTGTACTGCGAACTGCCGTAAAGCTGCTGTGGCGGACCTTGACCGCCCCCTCCTCCTGGACTGTATCCGCCGCCCCCACCCATCCCAGCAGAGAACGGGATATTCCCCATCCCCGGAGCCGAACCGATCGGCGGAGCCGGCGCACCCATTCCCGCTCCCCGGCTGAACTGCAACCCCTGCTTGTAAAGGTCCATCCCTTGAGCGTTGGCCGCTTGTTGGGCTTGCAGAGCCGCTTGAGCCGAGGACAACTGGCCGTAGCTCTGTGCGTTGGGGTACTGCATCTGGACGCTGTTCATGAAGCCGAGTTGGTTGTTGGCCTGCATCGTGTTTTGCATGTTGGCTTGGTTGCCGTACTGAAGGCCCGCTTGCCCGATCTGGTTTGCGTACTGCGCCTGAAGATCGGTACTCTGGTTCCGCAGTTGCGTGTTCTGCATGTTGGCCTGGTTCTGGTAGCCGAGTCCAGCCTGGCCGATCTGGTTCCCATATGCTGCTTGCTGGCCGCTGAGAAGGTTTTGCTGCTGAGTGTTCTGTTGACTGGCCTGATTCGCGTACCCCAGGCCAGCCAAACCGAGTTGCGACTGATAGCCGGCCGTCAGTTGGGCTTGCTGATTGGCGAGGGCAATCTGGGCTTTCTGTTCGTCCAGGTTGACGCCGCGTTGCATCGATCCTTGAGCCGTCGTGTTCCCCAGCCCCCGGTTAATCATGTCCTGCGACAGCTGACCGGACTGTTGAGCATACACGTCGGCGATGTTCTGGCTCTGCGACCGGGTGATACCCTCGATCGTGCCGAGGACGTTCCCTTGAAGCTGGCCATAGCCGGCCTGAATCCCTTGCTGGTTCTGCTGCTGCTGGTTCAAGGCACTGCCCATGCCGCCTAGATAGCCCTGGACCTGATTGCCGAGTTGGTTGTAGCCGGCGCCGATGTTCTGTTGCGCCGCGTACTGACCGGCCCCTGTGTTGGCGAAGGAACCTTGCAACTGTTGACCCATCTGCTGACCGAGTTGGTTGTAGCCGCCCTGGATCGCTTGCTGGCCCTGCTGCTGCTGCTGGCCGACTTGCTGATACCCGCCGAGGATGTTCTGGTACTGCTGCTGGTTCTGCTGAAGGGCCGAGTTGTACGCGCTCATGTAGCCTTGACCGAGTGGCCCGCCAATCGCTTGACCGAACGCGGCTCCTCCACCGCCAAAGGGCAGGTTCCCTTGGATGGGTTGATAGCCGCCGATGCTGTTCAGTTGGCTCATTTTCCCCTCCGCCGGACCTTCCCCAAAGTAGCAAGCCTAGCGCGAACTACCTCGATGGCCCACGCATTTGTTGAACTGATTTGCAGATAAACCGCGTGCCCGGCCCTGCGTACAAAGGTATCAGGATTGCGGCCCGCTTGCCACACGCCCGTTGAGACGGGAGCCGATGCCAAAGCCTTCTCCGCACTGGATCCGACGTAAACCGCATAGTTCACCTGCCCGCTCGTTTCCCCAAGGACGGCCTGCAACTCGTACAACATGATGTCGTCCAAGTCCTTCGTCAGTAACGGCCCGATGATCACCGAGGAGTTGATCGGCGTGCCGTCGTCGTCCGTGGGAGTGTCAATCGCACGAATGTACCCATCCCATGACCCAATGAGAGGAACCCGATCTCCCGGCGTATTGCCGTCGAGTGTCACACAGCAGAGCGGGTTGTGGTTGTTGTTGGCGAATACGTCGGTCCACCACGCCCCGGATCGCACTTCATAGAAGAAGTGAATCGCCGGCGCCGCGGCCGAGAGAAGGGTAATGAAGACGTGCAATCCCTGGAACCTGTCAGACCACATCAGCCGAATCCCGTACAAGCCGGTATCCATCAAGCGGAGCAACTGTTCGATTGGTTGACTGATGCGTTGCGGCTGCTGGCCGGGAACCAGCGTGTAGATGCCCGTCTTGTTGGAGACGAAGTAGATCGTGCCGTCCGGCCCCTTGCACCACGGAATTCCCCACGCCATCCCGATTGCGTCCGAGACAAGGTCGATCTGACCGCCGGCCATCGGATCGCCTTGCATCATGTAAATCGTGTGATCGCCGCCAAACACCATCACGTCGTCGCTGTACGGGATCAGCGTTGTCACTACGTCGCCGATGAAGCCGAGCGGCGAGTTGTTGCCGGCGATCGCTTGCGCCGGAGAGACGGACAGAGGCCCGTAGTCCCAATTGGTAGGATCGCTCACCTTCGACATGAACCAGTTCTGCGGATCGAGGAGCAATCCAGAGAGGACGATCCTCCCCCGCCAAGTGCAGATGAGCCTTGCCGTGTTGTTGGCCGAGTCTCGCGGCATCTGACCGGCCGAGGCAACCCACGGCAGGACTTGGTTCGTGGACGGATCCCAATAGACGTAGTTGATCCCGTCCACAAAATAAAGGCGCTGGTTTACAGCAGTTGAATAAATCAGACCTGAAAAATTGAGTGGAGGAGCGTTAGGAGTCCCGTTCACAGAAGGAACCCAAGCCTGATCCCCCGGTTTTGCCGAGAAAATCGAACCCTGCGATACACTGACAAGGGAAACTACTCTTCCAGATTGCGAGGGTTGCGTCATGTTACGCTCCGCTGCTACAATGTGAACGGCTGCTGGTTGCACCCAGCGAGCCGTTCAACACAACCCGCTTTCGGAGAGCGAGTCATGCCTGAGTATGATAGCACAATCGAGTACCGCGACATTCGAGACTTCCCCGGTTACAAGGTCGGTTCAGACGGTTCTCTGTGGACTTCTTGGGTTCGCGGTGCTCGCCCCGTTCGCATCGGTCATAAGTGGCATCAAATGAAACCAATGATCCACCCTTACGGATACCCTCTCGTCATCATCGGTCGCGGAAGAAACAAGCGGCAACGCCCTATGCACATTTGGGTTCTTGAGACTTTCATTGGGTCCTGCCCAGACGGAATGGAATGTCGTCATCTTGACGGCGACCCAGCGAACAACAATTTGCTCAATTTATGCTGGGGGACACCAGCTGAAAATCAGGCAGACCGGATCACTCACGGCACGCATAGGTGTGGCGAGCAATTGCCGTGGTCGAAGCTCACTGAGGCAAATGTGCGGGAGATTCGTGCCGAGTACGCGACTGGCATCATCAGCCAGAAGCAGATCGGAGAAAAGTATGGAGTTTGTCAGCATACCATCAGTCGCCTATTACTCAAAAAAACGTGGAAGCACGTTTAACTCGTCGTCACGATCACATCAAGGCACTGAATGATGAACGTCGTTCCTGTCGGCGTAACCGGAATGTACTTCCGCAGTCCCGTCCGCGATCCGCCGCGAACCCGCTGCGTCAACGCTTCCCAGCCTCGCACGTTCACTCCAAGAGCCGTTGTCCTCGCGTACTCGCCGCCCCAAGCTGGCCGGTTCGGTTGAGCGGAAAACGCGGCGGATAAGTCTAAACCACTTTTCGGAAAATGGATGTCTTTCAACTCGTCTGGCATCATTGCACCTGCGGAATGAACGACGCCGCAACGCCGACCCAAGGAGTCCCGTTGTCGATGTTCTGAGTCCCCGTCATCGCTGTTGGTACGGCTAACCCCAGCTTGTCCCCCACTGTAAAGTTGCTGGCTTGGAACCGTGTATTAAAGCCGGGATCAAGCGTGCTGCCGTTGCCGACATTGTTCTTGAAAGCGCCGATCAACACTTCCCCAGGTCCATGAATAGCCGCCGGCCCTGTCGTCATCGCCAACAACCCCGTCTGATCCGACGTCGCAGAGCCGCCGTCGAAAGGCAAGGATTGTGTTACTCCGCTGTACTCCAAGACAGCGCCCCACGCCGGCCCCGCCGGACTGAGAACAAAAGTGACTTGGTTTGCTCCGGTATGGCTCGACAAACCATACCAGAGTTCCAAGCCATGAAACCCATTCGGCCCGTTTTGCTGAACCACCGCGGCCCGCTGATAGGCGTTCCCAAACGTATCGGTTACGCTCACTACCGAAGTTGGTAAGTAGGTGTAGCCGATGATGAGAGCAAACAAATCGCCAAGACCGACGTTACTGTTGAAGGTCAGGCCGAAAGTAATTCCTTCCCCGAAGACCTTCCCCTTGGCCTGCACGAACTGAATAGGTGAGGGAGGCTGCTTCTTTTTCGTCGCCACGTTGCGGTTCAATTGAATCCCGTTCCCCCCGGTAGGCACATACCGTTGCCCTGGACTACGTGCCCCAAATCCAACGTCGATGTTGGTACTCGGATCGGGGATGCCGCCGAACCCCGCCCCCGGCGCTCCGGGGTTGAACGTCGCCGGAAGAATCTGCGGGAACCCCATCCCGAAGTTTGGGAACCCAAAGTAGAAGCCGCTGGGGGAGAACGGCACGAACCCCAGGCCAACACCTACCGTCGCAATTTGCCCGTCGAGCGGATCGAACTGCGTCATCAGAGCATCGGCGCTGGGATCGACCAGATAGTTGAGATGCTGAATCAGATGAGGGCCGGACACTTGCTGCGGGAGATACTTCACCAGACCCGGCCTTGACCCGCCTCGCCCTCGCTGCGTCAAGGCTTCATAGGCCCGCACGTTCTTCCCGACCGGAGTTGTCCCTGGACGTTGTAGCTCGAACTCGGTTGTCAGATCGAGGCCGTTGAGCGGGAAGTCCATGCTGGCGTACTGTTCGGGTACGCCGACCTGTTGAGAACGCGGCATCAGTGCTTCCCTTTGCGAAGCTCCGTGAAGATTTGATTCTGCAACGCCTGTTCTTGTGCGTCCTGCATCATCTTGGCTTGCATCTGCTGAGAGCGGACCACTCCTACCGTGAACTTTGCCGCCTCATGCGCCATCGCCAGCACCGCCGCGACCATCTCAGCGTTCTTGACCTGCTGCGGATCGGCTTGATAGCTGAAAGTCTGAGTGGCGTTGTCCCAGAAGATGACGATTGCCGGTTGCGGTGGAGGCCCGTTTTCTTTCATGACTGTTCTCCATGAGTGAGGAATCCGAGATCAGTAAACCACACGGAGAGCAAAAAGAAAAGCCGCGCCTTGGAATCCGCCGACGAGGAAGAGTCATTACTCGCCATATCCCATAGGCGCGGGGCACAGGCCGACGAGGACTGTGGTTCAATTCAATTCAATAACAAGATACACGCCTAGTATCAATTCATGGCGTTCACCTCCGCGAACGTCATCTGAATATCCGTTGCCGCCGTCGCCGCATTGCCGGTGAAGGCGATCAAGATAGCGGCGTTCTCAGTTGCCGTGACTGCTTGAGCCAGACCCATGCCGCCATGCGTTGTTCCAACCACCGTTGCCCACTCTTGAGCAACTTGAGTGTTGCTGTTGGCGGCACCGTACTTGAAGACGTTGGCGTTCAACATCCAGCCGACGTTGTTACCCGCCGAGACGCCGGTTGTGGCAATCGTTGTCCCACCCGTCACCGCCGAGCCGACAACCGCCGTCGATGCGTTGAAGATGATCTTGCACGTCTTGTTATTGCCGGTTGCGGCGAAGTTCCCGGACATGGTGATGTTCAGGCCGCGGAACCCGGTTCCGTCGAACGAGTTGGCCGGCAACGTGTAAGCCGCGATTACGATGTCCGCCGCCGTCGATGCAGGTTGACCAGCAGCAGCCGTCACTGCGTACACCTGGCGATAGATGTTCCCTTCGGCCAAGATCGTCCCGGTTCCGCCGCCGAACTGTTCGAGGTTGTTCGCCGGCTCAACGCCTGTACCTGGAACGACGGCCAGCGCCCACGCGGCCGCTCCGGTTGCTGTTGTCAGCGCGATCCACACCCGGCCATTCGTCGTGTTGATCCAGACCGACCCTGGCCCATATCCCTGCGTGCCGTCGTTGGACACGCCGGGATCGGTTGTCGCCGCGAGGTTGGAGAATACGCCGCCGCCGCCAATAGGCGCCCACTTCGCGGAAGTGTTCGTCCCGTAGTTCGTCCAGAGGTAGTTCCCGGCGATGGTTGTCAACGGGTTGATGAAGATTGCTCCCGGCGCCCACCCCGTTTCGCCAGTGATCGGATTCCCGGCGATACCGCCGACGGAGTTTGCCGCCGTGTACTGCGCGCCAGTGCCGATGCCGAAGAAGAACCCCCGCCCCGGCATGTTCATGTACTGGCCGATTGGGGACTGAAGATCGAGTCTGGTAACGGCCATGTTCTCACCCCTTGCAGTACAGAGCGTTGCAGGAAGTCGCCGAGCCGCCGGTCGTGAAGATCAACTCCAAGAACCGGAAACCGAATGTGGGCTGCTTTATCATGCCGATCGCGTCGATTGGGGCGCTGATTTGGAACCAGTCCAGAATGACCGGAGCCGCCCCAGCCGTGATGAACGTCGGCCCGCCAGTGCTGGTGATCGCGTCCACGAACGCCGTCGTCGTCCCCAGGTCCGAGTTGACGACGCCTACCGTGGCTCCCAGAGTGCAAGCGTAAGCGGCAAGCGTAACTGGAATCCACAACGGAGCCTGGCCGATCACATCAAACTTCGTTGGTCGCCAGCCGAGGACTTGGAGCGAAAAAGTCGTGTCGTCGGCCCCCACCCCATAAGGCAGGATGTAGATGTGTGGCTCGCACTTGGCCCCTCCGTGCCCCAGAGCGATTACCCCATCTCCCAGGACCTTCACGCCGGTCCCGACCGCGATGATGCTGGTGGCGATGCCGAACACGGCATTGACGTCGCCGCCGGCCCCCATCGTGAAGAAGTGATGCAGCCAGACCGTGAACGACACCAGGCAAATGAACAATGTCGCCGCCACCATCGATCGATAGCCGAACACCGGCTTGCCGGAGAAAGTCGGAATGACTTCGGAAAAAATGCCGAAGGCCGGCAAGACAAGGATGTAGACTTCGGGATGGCCCCAGGCCCAAATCAGGTTGATGAACATCATCATGTTGCCGCCGGCCTCATTGGTGAAGAAATGAAAGCCGAGATAGCGGTCGAGCAGTAGCATCGCGAGGGTCGCGGTCAGGACCGGGAATGCAGCGACAATGAGCAGGTTCGATGCGAGCGCCGTCCAGCAGAAGACGGGCATGCGCATGTAGCCCATTCCGGGCGCGCGCGTTTTCAAAATCGTCGTGACGAAATTTATTCCGGTCAATAATGTGCCGATGCCGGAGATTTGCAGCGCCCAAAGATAGTAGTCGACACCGACGCCCGGGGAATACTGCAGTTCGC